CAAAGCAAAACAACTGTTGGAGTACTCGAACCAAAAATTTGTTGTCTATAATCTAGACAAACATTTTACAAAAGATCAATTCCATGAAGAGTTCGGGCATGGAAAAGGGTTCCCTCAAGTAACCGTAGATGGTAAGAAACTTGGGGGATGTATGGAAACACTACAGTACCTTCAAGAAAAAAAACTTATTTAAATGACAGTAACAGTTAAAGACGACATCTATTTCATTGTAGAACAAGCTATTGACTATGCATTTGAAAAGAAAAAATTTCTATTAAATTTTTATGACTACCTTAAGTCATCTAAAACCACTGGTATTGATGTTAAAGAATTTAATAAGAGTAGTACCGCCTCTGAATTAACAGGATTAATTCATGAGTTAGATGAGTACATAAAGGGTGGTAAAGACAATGATCACAAACAACTTCGTGAAGCATATGGTCATTTACCTAAACCAGATGCCAGAAAGATTAGAAATTATCTTAATACAATTCTAGAAGATGCCTCAAGATACGAAAAAGATAGAAGGAGAGGAAGGAGGAAGGTCACGAATAAATAAAGGCACAAGTTTAATGCTGCAACCATCAAGGAGGGATTTAGTACAACAACAGTTTAAACAAACCCAAATTAAACAGGAGCGTAAGATGTTAGATGTTACATTGACCTTTACAGCACTCTTTTCCGTGCTTTTTCTCTTAGTTGGTGGTATAATAGGTTGGTTATATCAACAACATGTACAACAACAGACGAGTTACTTTCCTGTACACCCTGAAATGTTTGACGAACATGGTAACTTAGTCCCTGACGAAGTAATTTCGTTTAGATTTGAAAATGCAGACCTCACTCACGATGAGGAAGAACTCGAAGAAGATTAACTATGACAATGACTGAAACACATCCTGAACTTGGTGACAATAGACTACCAAGTAATCCACTATTAAGTGAAGTATTAGCTAAGGTTTCTAAACAAAGAACTAAGGCAAAGAAGATTCAAGTATTAAAGGAGAATGAATCTCTACATCTAAAGTCTGTTTTAATATGGAACTTTGATGATACTGTTGTATCTGTTCTACCAGAAGGGCCTGTTCCTTTTGATAAGAATGAAGCACCAGCAGGTACAGAACATACTTACCTAGCTCATGAACATAAGATTCTTTATAACTTTATTAAAGGTGGTAATGATTTTCTTAAACCAGTTAAAAGAGAACAGTTATTCCTACAGTTATTAGAAGGACTTCACGAAGATGAAGCAGAAGTAATATGTTTGATGAAAGATAAAAAACTCACGGACAAGTATAAGATAACTAAAGCAGTTGTATCAGAAGCATTCCCCGATATAGAATGGGGTGGTAGAGGAGGTTAATATGGCAAAGACAAAAACTGAAACTAAAACTGAAGAAGTAAAAGGACCAAAAGTTTATTGGACTGCTAAAGAGAAGGAACAATTGGGTAATAAGTATTCTACTGAATTACTTACTGAAAATTGTAATGAAGAACAGAAAACTAATAAGTATCTACCATCAGATGCTTATCTTGTTACTTACAAACATGATAAGGAATTAAGATCAGACTTAGTTCGTTCTCCAAGTAGGATTAATGTATTTGATATGTACTATGATAAGTTTGGATCTTCTAGTTTAGTTTCTATTGAGTATGGGCCTGGAACTATGAATCCTAAACTTTGGGGTGCAGAAAAACCATCTAAACCTCGTAGAAGAAAAAAGAAAATTGTGGGGCCAGAAGAATGAGTAATATTGGTTTTGGATTTGGTGGTGGTGAAGAGAAAAAGAAAGGTGTAAAGATTAACTATGATGAACTTAATAAGTTAACCAAAGAATATAAACAACTTAAGAAGTATATGAAGACAAATTTATATCAGATTCAAACTTTAAGTGGCCAAGAAACGAAAATTTCTAAATTATTAAAAGATTATGGAGCAGAACCTGATGGAACCAGCGAGAGACAAACTGAAACTAATAGTTAAAAACCTCAAACTTCTGGTAGATGCACTAGAAGCTGAGGTTTATTCCGATGTGGATGCTTACACCTATAAAGGTGATCAAGCATTCTCTTCCCCAAGTGATTACGATGAGGTCTTTGATGACGATGACGGATACCCCGATTAAATTAGTAAGTGTAACACCCGATGCTGAACAGCACATGGCATATGTTGCTCGTGTCAGCAACCCTAACAATCAAGAGAATGAAAAGATCTCTGGTCTTTTATCTTATTGTATTAAACATGGTCACTGGTCTGTATTTGAACAGGCATTTATGACTGTGGAAATAAATACTACGAGAGGCCTTGCAGCACAGATATTAAGACACAGATCATTTACATACCAAGAGTTCTCTCAGAGGTATGCTGATAGTAGTTTGTTGGGTGACAAGATTCCTCTACCGAAACTCAGAAGACAAGATACAAAAAATAGACAGAACTCTACTGATGATCTGGATGAATTTCTAGTTCAAGATTTTGAATTGGAAATGGAAAAATTATTTGATTCATCAATGAAGTTATATCAAAGTATGTTAAAGTCAGGTGTTGCTAAAGAATGTGCAAGATTTGTTCTTCCTCTCGCTACTCCTACTCGCCTTTATATGACAGGTAGTGTAAGATCATGGATACATTATATTGATCTACGTTCTGCACATGGAACTCAGAAGGAACATATGGATGTTGCTGAAGGAGTCAGATCTATATTCAACGAACAGTTTCCTGTAGTTGCCAAAGCCCTTGAGTGGGTCTAAATACATTTACATTACTTAAACTCATGCCTACCTATCCTGTTATTAATCAAAAAACTAAAGAGAAGAAGGAACTATCCATGACTATGAAAGAGTATGATGAATGGAGAAATGATCCTGAGAATTCTGATTGGGATAAAGATTGGCAAGCAGGTGTTGCAGGACTAGGAGAAGTGGGTGAGTGGAGAGATAAACTCATCACTAGAAACCCTAGTTGGAACGATGTTCTAGGACAAGCATCTAAGGTTGCTGGTTCTCGTGTAACAAAGATTAATAAGTAATGGCAAGTAAGAAAAAAAATGGCCCTGTCGGTGCAGGCCTGACCGCTAAGCAAATGAAAAGAAAGAAACCCATTAACACAGATCTTCTTAATAAGATCGAACCAATAACAGATAACCAAAAGAAATTATTTGATGCCTATAACGAAGGTAAAAATATTTTTGCTTATGGTTGTGCTGGTACAGGTAAAACTTTTGCTGCTCTTTACCTAGCATTAAAGGATGTACTTGACTCTACTACTCCTTATGATAGAGTTTTTATAGTTAGATCTTTGGTTTCTACGAGAGAGATTGGTTTCCTGCCTGGAGATCATGAAGATAAATCATCTCTCTATCAGATTCCTTACAAACATATGGTCAAATATATGTTTGAGATGGCTACTGATGCAGACTTCGAGATGCTTTATGCAAACTTGAAGGCACAAGAGACTATTAAGTTTTGGAGTACTTCATTTATCCGTGGTACTACTCTTGATAGATCAATTGTTTTGATAGATGAATGTCAGAACTTGAATTTTCATGAACTTGATAGTATAATAACAAGGATAGGTGAAGATTCTAAAATCATGTTCTGTGGTGATGCTACTCAAACCGATCTTATCAAACAGAATGAGAAGAATGGAATTCATGATTTCATGAAGATCATTCAACAACTACCTGAATTATTTGAGATGGTAGAGTTTGATATTAATGACATTGTTCGTTCTGGTCTTGTAAGAGAGTATCTGATACGGAAGATGGCTTTAAATATGTAATTTATTTTCTTTTTATAATGTTTACTGTTGAAAATCATCTAGGAGATCTAGAGTTAGATAAAAAAGAGGTTGATGGAATTCGCCTATATAATTTACCCAATGGTGACTGGGTTCCCTCTATCACATCAGTTACCAGTTTCTATAACAGAGAAGTATTTCGTAAGTGGAGACAAAGGGTAGGCGAAAAGGAAGCGAATAGAGTAACCAAAGAATCAACGGAAAGAGGCACAGATTATCACGAGGCTGCACAAGCCTATCTTGAAAATAAAGAGTTGGATTGGGATAATTATCTTCCACTAACTCAGTTTATGTTTAAGAGTAGTCAACCTTATCTTGATAAGATAGGGAAGATACATGCTATAGAACGTACTCTTTACTCTGAATATCTAGGTCTAGCTGGTAGAGTAGATTGTATTGCAGAATATGATGGTGAACTTGCTATCATTGACTTCAAGACATCTAAAAAAATCAAACCAGAAAAGTGGATTGAACAATACTTTGTTCAAGAAACTGCATACGCTTGTATGTATTATGAATTAACAGGAATTCCTGTTGAAAAACTTATCACTATTATGGTCACACCTGAAGGTGATGTTCATGTATATGATAAAAGAAACAAAAGTGACTACATTAAATTGCTTGTGAAATATGTTAAAGAATTTGTTGGAAACCGAATGGTGGTTAATGGATGATCTAAACAAAGCACTAAAAGATAAGTTTCTGTGTTCAGCACGCTTTGCACAGGAGATTGAACGTATTGTCGCCAATGATAATACGAGTTATATTGACGCTATCATTTATTATTGTGAAAAAAATGCCATTGATCTTGAATCCGTTCCTAAACTTGTTTCAAAACCTCTTAAGGAGAAATTGAAATGGGAAGCTACGGAACTGAACTTCTTGAAAAGAACTTCAAGAGCAAAACTGCCCTTATGACTGGGTTTGATTGCTATAGAACTTACTTAGCATTTAAAAATCATTTCACAAAAGATAAGTTTGACTACTTTAAATATGGAGGCAAGACTAATGTTTCCATGTCAACTTTTAATAAGAGAAAGGACAGATACTTCTTTGAGAAGATGTCTCGTCAAAAGAAAGATGGTGAGATAGTCGATTACTTCACAGCAATTTTCTCTCAGTGTGACGATCCTCAGAAGATGTGGATCGGAGAGATCATTGAAAGTGGAGATAAGAATTATGCCGATTGGCAAAAGAAGGTTCAGAGTTTAGGATATATTTTTAAACAGGAGATGCAAAGTCTTTGTGAAGGCAAAGAGTTTAATAGTTTATTTGAATGTAAGAGTGGTACTCATCCTCCTGTTGTTAAGGAACATTTAAAGAAGAATATATCTATAGAATCTTTAATTATTTTAGATGCTGTCATAAAATTTAAAAAGAATCTTGATAAAACATTGGATGATTTTGTATGGGAAACCGTAAGCCTTAAAATGAATAAGTATAGACCTTTCCTATTAAATAGTGTTACAATACAAAATTATAAGAAGATTCTACAGAGGATAGTAGTGCAATGAGTAAGTTTTTTGATTCAGAACAAGTTCAAGATACTCTTCATGATATTGAAGAACTTCAGACGGTCATCCAGAAAGGGATGATGGAAAATAATTTTGTAGAATTTTGGCAAGAAGAAGAGAGACTAGAAGATTTAGAAGAACTTTTTGAGAAACAACAATTAATGTATGTCAGGATGAAATTGTCAGATGATCCTGAAGCTAAAGCAATAGTAGATAAGATGAGGATGTCTCTTAAAGATATGGGAATGCCTCAAGGAATGACAGTAGAACAGTTATTTGATCAAATGAAGATAACTATCACTAATTTACGTCGTGCGCTTGACAGTCGGAGATAAGACATATATAATACATGTGTTGGATCGACGGATCTGACACGGGAGTGACTGAATAATCTTTCTGGCATATAGCTGGATAAGGTGATGAGACACAGGTGGTGCTGCT